AAGCTACACCATCCTGGAAGGACGTTCACTGCGATAAAGTGGGCCCCGCCTATAGGGTGACTCACAAAGTGTGCGTTGTCCAACGTTCGTTAAGAGTAATGGAATCGTTCATTAAGAATAATGCGTAAGCTGGCGTTATGCAGCACGATCACGAGCGGAATCTCATGGGTAGTTGTCGCATCTACAGAAAATGTGGCCAGAGAGAACTGGTTAAATCCGAAAGCCTGAAGCCGTAAGCTAAGGGAGCGGGAAGCTTACATTCACGACTTGTGGGAGGGTGGTTATTACGAACCTTGATTCCTTTACCATTCAACCTTACCGCAGGAAATATTTACTTTCCTATGGTAAGAGGATGTCAACAGATGTTGACTCCGAGCTCTGGGATGATAACGTAGCTAGTGTTTTGGAGGAACAGGGATTCTCAATTAGGAACAACCCACGTTCTGTTTATTCAGTTGAGAAGCTCTACGCAGCACTAGCAAAATATGCCCCAGACCAGTCCCCAACAGTTGACTTGCGAGATGAGCACGTTAAGTCAGGGATTCGGATGGCATATGCCGCATTTGCAAAGCCTAAGGATGAGCCTCCTCTTCCTCATTTAGACTTCACAACCAAAATGATTTGGGATATTACCTCTAATCGGAAGGGTTCAGCAGGTCTAACAGCGTGGGGTCAAACTAAGGCTGAATCATTAGTTCGTGCTTACGAGCGTGGTAGGCAAGTTCTAGTTGGAGAGAAAGCTCCTGAGCCATGTGTCGCCTTTAAACGCACGCAATTTGACGGTAAGACTAGACTTGTGTGGGGATTTCCCTATTCAATGACAGCTATCGAAGGTATCTTCGCAAGACCGTTAATCAAGAGATTTCTCAATTCTTTCAATCCAATGGCTTTTGGTAAGTCAACTGGATACCTTGGAACCAAGTTGAGAGTTGCTGCGTATAACAATAAGTATGCTTACTCAACTGATGTTTCATCGTTTGATGCGTCGATTTCGGCTGTGATGATTAGGGTAGCTTTTGATATTCTAAAAACATGGTTTGACACATCTAAACCAATCGTGACGGAGTCAGGTGATGTTATTGATGTTAACACCGCTTGGAATAAGGTAGTGACTTACTTTATTACAACTCCGATTGTGATGCCAGACCTAAATCTGTATAAGGGTAAACGGCATGGTGTTCCATCAGGTTCTTATTTCACGCAGATAGTGGACTCAATTGTTAACACTATCATCGTTGGAACCATTTCATCTAAGTTTCAGATGCATATTGATTCTGAATACCTTAGTGTGCTTGGTGACGACGTATTATTCTGGTCTAATAGGAAGATTAGATTAGAGGATATTGCCGCCTATGCTTCGAGGGTTTTCAATGCTACATTTAATGCAAAGAAGAGTGCCATTTTCCATTCCGGCGATGTGATTCACTATTTAGGACGTGACTGGGATCATGGTATTCCTGACCTTCCTGAAGATGAAATTCTCATCCGTATGACACAACCCGAAAAGTTTAGGAAATACTCAAAGGTGCCTAATGAGAGAGAGCGTCAGGTTAAGTTACTGTTGGCTTCTTACGCATCCGTATATCGTTCTGCTTTTAGGATTTTCTTTCATTCAGTCTACAATCATAGAAATGGTCCAAACTCACTTTATGAGTGGAGAACATATCGTGATACAGGTAGGACACCCTGGGTTGATGAAAATATGTCTGGACTACAGAGATATCTCCAGAAATACGTTCATCCGGACGTGAAGAAGACGCCCA